GTGGTAATTTTCCAATAACTTCAGTAAATAAAGTCTGAACCCTATTTACAGGTGCAAGGTAATTTTCTTGAATAGGTCTAACTTGACGAACATAATTTCGTAATGACATATCAATAGCTCCATTTAAATATACTTTATATTATTTATATAACAGAAGAATTGAGGTTTGTCAAGGCCTAAAACACAAAATCATCATATTTGTCTACAACTTGATTAGTAGCTTTAGTTTGTGAATTTGGAGTAAACTGCCCCGAATCAACCAAACCATTCTGTTGTGTATTATCTACATCATACAGTCTCATTTTACTTCTGTCAATACCTAATACGAACCTTTTATTTATAGTGGGATCATTGTATCTATTTTTAAGTTGTTTTACAACAATTTGATTAAGTGCATCTAGTTCTTCATTACTAATAAGAGCAAACATAAAGTCAGCAGTTGCTGGAAGTCCAAATGATTCTGAAGTATCTGTCAAGTCTACATCTGAAGATGCAAAACCAGACCGTGTTGTTTGAGTTGCAGACATAATAGGAACATTACATTCTACAGCCAAACCTCTAAGTTCTTCTGCAATAGACTTAACTATTGTGTAAGAGTTAGCGTTCTGAACTCCTTTGAATCGACTCGAAGCACAGATGTTCAAATAATCAATAAAAATGATATCTGGTTTAAAAGACTTCTTGATTGCAAGTTCTTTAATCAATCCACGAAAATGTGCAGAGTGAGCAGATGCAGTAGGATATTCCTTGACTATAAGAGCACCAGACGTTTTCTTTGTGATTTTTGCAATCTTATCATCAAACATCTTCTTTGGTAGTGCATGTAAATCGTCCATAGTAATATTCATTAGGTTTGCATCAATACGTTCTGCAATGCGTTCCTCAGCCATCTCTAAGGTGATATACAACACGTTTTTACCCTCTGATAATGAACTTGCAGCCATATGACACATGAACAAAGATTTACCAACACCTGTACCAGCAAGTGCAATATTCAAAGTTTTGTTGGGTAATCCACCATTAGTGATCTTGTTAAAGAACTCTAGGTCAAAAGGCACACGTTCTTCGATTCTGTGATAGTAGTCGAACCTACTATCTGAATCTGCCAGATAATCGTGACCAACAGCATTGTCAAAAGAAACAGCCAACGCATCTCGCAATATATCGGGAATTGCATCAGGAGCTCTTTTCTTGTCTCTACCATCAATAATAGAAATACCTTCAACTACTGCATTATAGATTGCTTTGTCTTTACAGAACTTTTCAGTAGTGTCTACTAACCAATCGAAATCTACATCAGTACTATCTAATGTCTTAATGATTTCTACAATTTTGGAATGTTCTATTTCAGTTAAGTCTTTTCGACTCTCAACCTCAATCTCCAAGGAAATCTTAGTTGGAACTTTACTATACTTGTCAACAAAGTTATGTATTTCTTCAAATACAATTCTTTCTTCTTTTACATCAAAATAATCAGCCTTGATAAATGGCAGTACCTTTCTACAATAATTCTCATTGGATACTAGATTGCTCAGGGTTGTGCGTTCTATTGTCTGGGTATTCACTATTTTGCTCCGATTGAGTTATGATGATATGGTAAAGTATATCACCGATTAATTTAAAAAACTCATCTCCAAATTTTTCTTTGGGGATTCCATTATTATCTAGTATATCATATTTAAACTTTAAACGCAAGTGTTGATTGTCTTCTAATTGAGTTTCATCAGGAATTGTTACTTGGCCGTACTTATATATCACACCATGATAATCTGTCTCATCAGTAAGACCAATACAAGTTTGGTCTGGGTGATCTTTACTATTTAAGAACACAAACTTTTTTGTAATTGGATCTTTTAGTATTTGTTCAGTTGTTGGTAATTTTGATAGATCAACCTTGTTCTTAATTGGTTGACCTTTGGAATTTAAAAGTTTAGACATAGCGTAAATAGCTCCCTACGATGAATTTTGGTTTATTTATTGGTTTTTCACCAGCATGAGGATGTGTCCAAAACGGTGGAAACATGAGTAAAGAACCTTTTTTGCAAGATGAACTAAAGCCTGTTCTTTCAAAAGTTGTTTGTCCTGCTTCGTTATTATCTAGGTAGAGGAAAAAAACTAAAAATCTTCTTGCAGTATTATAATCTGTCACATCAACATGAGAACCAAACATATCCTTATCGTTAGGTAAATATCGTTTCATGCGTATAGACTCATATGTATGACTTAAAGGCCACATATTATCTGTGATATTACAATCTTCTCTGTATTGTTTTAAATACGTCTTATATGTGTCCATTAGATGTGCAACATCATTTTTCCATATACCGTGTTCCTGTAAGTGGATTTGACTAAAAGACATTTTCCAATTACGAGCTTCATTCTTTCTATCTTGATGATAATACTGTTGTGGATTATCTTCATACTGTTGTATTAATTTGTCACAGAAAGTATCTGATACGGCATTATGATATATTTTTACAAACTCATTAGACATAAAGTAAATAGCTCCCTAAAATGAATTTTGGTTTATTTATTGGTTTTTCACCAGCATGAAGCCAGGGCCAAAGTGGAGGAAAGATCAAAACTGAACCTTTTTTGCAAGCTGATGAAATGTCATGTTGTGGAAATGAAGTACTTCCTTTTTCATTATCATCTAGGTATAAAAAGAATACCAGAAATCTTCTTGCTGATTCGTGACTGTTAACATCGACATGATCACCAAATTGATCTGTGTCATCTGGTAGATATCTTTTCATTCGTAGTGGTTCAAGACTGAATTTTTCAGGCCACATATTACCAATTATATTACAGTCTTTTCTGTACTGTGTAACTTGACCCATAAGTGCGTTTGCAATACCAGTAGAGTCTTCTACCCAATCTTTATGTTTTAATAAATTGATTTGTGTAAAGGACATTTGTCCTTGTTGATGTTTTTCATACTGATTGGGACTATCTTCAAACTTTTTAATTAAGCTATCACATAACTCTGTGGAGATTACATTATCATATCTCCTAATATACGTTTCCATATTTTTATTCCTTACTTTATTGCGATTGCACCAACAAATGCATGATTTCTCCAAAATGGTTGAACATCTTTGAAGCCTGCATCATAAAGCATTTCAGTAATTTCTTCCCATGTATTAGGTTTCATCATATGTCGCAATGTTCTTTCTTTATCCATGATATCTTCTGTATCAAAAGACTTTCTTTTATAATCATAGTAATTAAATGTTAACATATCTTGAAAGTTTGCATTTTCACAGATTGTTTTTTCTGAGAATATAAATGCACCACCTTCATTTAGTCCTGTATAAATGTTTTCAATTACACCTTGTCTATCTCTCTTGGGCATAAACTGTAAAGTAAAGATAGATGTTACAAGAGATGCACTGTGAATGTATGTCTCTCTAATATCTTCGTGTTCAAAGTACACCCAAGCGTTTGGATCAAATTTGTGAATATCTTCTTTGCGTTTTTCAAGGTCATCTTGAAACCCATCTGCAATCTCAATACCATACCAACTTGCATCAGTGCAATGGTCATAGTTGGCTTCGATTAATCGTTGTGTCATCTTTCCAGTAGAGCAACCAAGGTCATATACGTTAGTTTCATCTTCAACAAAATAACGTGAAAATGAAATAACATCTTCTAAGAGATGACCGTATCCACGAATACTTTGTTCAATGTGGTCATCAAAACCTTCTTCTCTATGTGCAAATGTAAAATCAGCCATTATCAATATCCTTATATAATTTAATTACTTTATCATAAACGGAAGATGCAATCGCCTTCATCATCAAAGGAGGCACCATTCTACCAATCCGTTCTGCTTTTTGATTCCACTTACCTGTAAGTTTGAAATCATCTGGTAGAGACATAATTCTTTTCAATTCACCTAGTGTTAACTTCCTTGGTTCTTTCCAATGAAACGCACCAGCAGTTGTATCTGCACTACCCATTGCCGTAATTGTAGGAGCTGGTGCATACTGTGATAATCTTTTTAGATTAAAGTGATGACCTTTTGGATGATAATCTCCACCAGTAAGAACCTTTTCGGGATCTACTGGCATCATACTGCCTGTCTGTTTCCAATATGCAGTATTAGTAAACTTCTCAGTAAGATAATCAACTTCATCCTTATCATACTGCAAACCTACCATTACATCTTTTACTGGAATAATACTTCTAGATTCCTCTGGAAATAAATTACCTATTGTCATAAAGTTTAATCCAACCTTTTCAGCTATGTCACTACGAACTGCAATAAATATAACTCTTGTGCGAGTTTGTGATACACCGAAGTATCTTGAGTCTAAAACCTTTGAACATACATCATAACCAATTTCGCCAAACTTGTTTGTAATTTTATTGTAGTATTCTTTTGCACCACCTATGGTCAAACCACGAACATTTTCTGCAATAATTACTTTAGGTTTAATTTCATCTGCAATACGCAAGAACTCAAAGAATAGGTCTTCAATGTTTTCTACCATCTTACCATCAGAGTAGTTTTTAGTTTGGCCCCAACCATCAGAGTGTGTACCACTTACTTTCTCTATTGTAACATTACCATATAAGTCTATACGTTCTTCTTCAACTGAATTGTGTGATAACTTACCAGCAACACTAAATGCAGAACAAGGTGGAGAACCATCAAGTATATCAACTTCACCAACTTGCAAGCCTGCAGCTTCAAGAAAATCTTTACCATTAAGTTCTTTAATGTCGCCTGGCAGAATATGCGTTTCTGGATAGTTTTCTCCATATGTTTTAACTG